GAACTCATCTATCCACGTATCATTTTCTTCGATCTCTTCGAAGTTGATCTCTACTGCTCTCTCAAGGAATGCAATTCTCTCTTCTATACCAAAGTAAGCCCACACAGCAATGCCCGTAGCAAGAACCAATGATAGTAGATTCTTTAATGGTATGGTGAATTCGCTGTCTTCGTTTATAGTACTCATATCTTTATTTATATCAAATAGTAGTGTACATTTACGTGAAAGTATGTTATAATAATATAGTTACCCGGTGAGGCAGAGGTATACTATTTTTTCTTAATGGTTGATTTCTTTTTAACTGGAGACTTCTTTTTAATAGTTGACTTCTTTTTATTCTTAATGGGAGCACCAACTATTTTAATATCCATTGACTTTAATGTATGTTCAGTCCATATCTCAAAGGTCCAACCACGATCTTCTGCATATTTCCTTGCAGCAATCCATTTATCAGTATTCTTTATATATGTTGTGACTTCATTAATATACTTCTTTGTCTGTCTTGCTGGCTTCTTTGGTGCTTTTGTTTCTTTATCTGGTTTGATCTCGACAAGTATGACATGACCTGATTCCATCTTAATGAGTAGATCAACATAATACCTATGCATTTTGTTATCAACTTTCCATCTATATGGTACTACTACTTCTTCCGAATTCCAAGCAATTACTTTTGGATTGTTCTCACACCATTTAAAGCAAGACTTCTCCCATAATGATCTATACGTTATTTTAGACGGATCTCCAACGTATTTCCCTGGATTTTTTATTTTGTATTTACCTGAATAAGCCATATAAATAAAGATATAGTAGTTAATGTATTTCTATTTATAGGAAACTTTTATGACAAAAATTTATGTATATCCAGAGACTCTAAGAGCAAAGGCCAGTTCAGGCGCTGGTTATCCTCACGTTGCTTTTGAGTTTGTTAAAAGGGCACTCCCTGATAATGCTAAAATCCATTTATATCTACCACCTGGATTTTCTGTACCAGACAGTGCATCATACGGTAATGTAGACTTAGGTACTATTGGTGCGAGTGGTGACGGCGGCAAATTAACTAAGGGTGAAACGGAAGATATAGCAACCTTTGGTGTAGGTAAGTTTGCTTCTAATTTTGGAGCAGATGCTATCTTTACAAAAGAGAAGATTAATGACGGCGTTGCTCTTAACCCTAATACAGTTTTACAATTTGATAACGTTTCTGTTCGATCGTTTGAATTTACTTTTAAGTTAGTTTCTTCATCAGCGAAAGAGGCTGAACAAGCATTACTTATTGAAAATATGTTTAGACAGTCGTTATATCCAGAACTAAAGAGCTCTAAAGGATTATTCTTAGAATATCCACCTACTTTTAAAATTAAATTTTATCACGGTGATAAACAAAATACATATATGCCTCTCATACTTGAATCATATTTAGCGAGTATGACTACAACATATAATGCAGGATCTAATATGTATCATGCTGATGGTTCTCCTACTGAAGTTGATTTGTCTCTTACCTTTACTGAAACAAAAGCTATTACTCGAGAGCAATTATATAATCGCGAAACATCAATAAATAATTCAGATAGTAGTACAGGATTTAATGTTGACGCAATAAGAAACGAAATACAAAATAAAATAAAATCCTTATTTTAGGTAGGAGATCTAATGTCATTCTTTTCACAATTCCCGAAAGTTGATTACGATTTTAATCGTACCGGTACTATTCAACAAATGGTAAATATATTTCGAAGTGTTCGTACACAAGGATCACTTATCGATAACTCATTATTATATAAAACTTATAATGTAAAAAATGGTGCACGCCCGGATATTGTTTCTCAAGAGTTATATGGTACTCCAGATTTTTATTGGACCTTTTTTATTATTAATGATTTTTTACACGACGGCCTACAATCATGGCCTATGAGTGAAGCCGTAATAGAAAAATATATAGAAAAGAATTATAGTGGTATTGCAATATGTTTTAAACCAGAACTCGAACTTGAAACTGGAGCTGGTTCAACCCAAGGTACTTCAGATTCAATCTCTGGATTACTTGAACTAGGTGAACTTATCTATGGAAGTAAGTCTGGTGCAGTAGGTAGACTTGTAAGAAAGGATGCTGACTTACAGCAAATTGTATTACAAGATGTATTACCTGGAGCTGCTGCTTCGACTGGTGGTGGTATTAATCCTAAGACTGGTGTTCCAGATCTAAGTATAGAGCCAAGCGGATTCAGAGGTACAAACAATGGAGTATCTGCATTCGACAGTAATAACACAGACTTTTTAAGTGGATCTGTGACAGCATTGGATTCATCTACATTATTTAGTTTACAGACATATGAAGTATATCCTTACGCTGAAGCTCCTGCATATTATTATGAAGTGAATGATAAGTTACGCCGGCCAGTTACTTCAAATAAAATTACACCAACATCAAGTACGTATAGTGATTTACAGTGGGACAAGGATCTGCAACTAGGTGCTACTGGCTATAATGATTTTAATAGTATAGGCACGACAGTCATGACTAATTCTTCCGAACTTGCTCCATTAATTACTTCAGGTGGTTATAAGCAAGAGTATCAACAATATGGTACAGTAGAAGTAGACGATCAAACTGGTCTAACTACAACATTTTCTGCAAATCCGATTACGTATATTTCGAATAGACAAAGAATACGAGAAATTAACGAAGAACGATCACAAATAAGAGTAATAGATCCTAATTACATTAATCAGTTTTTAAATGATTTTGAGGAATTGATTAATGCCTAGTACTTCAAAGACTGAAGCAACAAAGTCTATACTTCCAAGTTCTTATGATATTATATCTGTAAAGCTTACTTTAAGTAATTCGAATGTAATTGAAATAAAAGAATTAGTTGCTTCACTTGAAATAGTTGAAAGTATATTTGCCCCAGTTATAAGAACAAGCATGCGTATAATCGATGGCTTTGGTTTATTAACTGATGGTCACGTTGTCGGTGGTGAAAAGATAAGTATACTTATCGGTAGATTTCCATTAGACTCAGACGAAGCAGAGTCATTTAAAATAAATGTTGTTATAGCAGAGATACATGATCATACAACACCAAAGCCAGGATTACAAGCATATAGCTTCACGTGTCTAAGTGAACATGCTTTCGTTAATAACGCTACATCAATCAATAGATCATTCGATGGTACGATTACAGATTTAATAAGCAATATATGTACTAATGATTTAAATACAAAACTTGATAATATCGAAGAAAAATCAAGTGATGCAATTAGTGGTATATATCCTGATTTAAAACCATACGATGCAATTACATGGTTGCTTAGAAATTCTACTGATGAAGGAACACCTTATTTCTTCTATGAAACTATACAAGATGGATTACAATTTAATTCATATAAACAACTAAACGATAAAGAAGTGTATAGAGAATATAATAACAGTTCTTTTTATAAGTCAACTGTTGCAACGCCTAGTCATTATAATGAAGCAAAACGTAAAATTATAAAGATGTCTTCCGAATTAAATACATCTATATATGAACTCATAGGTAAAGGAGCTTATTCTTCGACTGTACAAACGTTAGATATATCTACGAAGAAATACACTTCAGTTAATAATTCATATAAAGAATCTTTCGAAAAGTTAAACCCTAGAGGTAAAATGTTTTCGGATAATATACAATTTAATAATACTCAATTGGTGAATAACCATAAATCAAAAGAATTCTTTATTACAAAAAATTCAAAAAGCTTTAAAGGCCGTAATAACTATCATAATGTTATATCGAATTCTATATCAGATAAAACAAGTCAATTTGCTTCTTTAAGCTTTATGGGATTGGATATATTCGTATACGGTGACTTTAATTTAGCTGTAGGTAATAAAGTAAATTTACAAATTACAAAAAGTACTGATGTAAATATTCAAGAATCTAATCGAAAAACTGGCATGCAAGATTTATTATTATCTGGAAATTATATGGTAACAAGCATTGCACATGTGTTTGATGGTACTGAATATAAGTGTGATGTAGGTATACAGAAAGATAGTTTAAACTTTGATTTAGATTCTGAAATAAAAATTGGTAGCTCTCAAAATACTTCTAGTAGTATATTACGAAACGGATAATTATGAATAGAAATAGCGATAGTTTTAAAAATGGTCAATTTACATGGTTTACTGGTGTAGTCGAAGATATAAATGATCCGGCTAAATTAGGGCGTGTACGTGCACGATGCTTTGGTTACCATAGTGATAGTCTGTCTGATATACAAACAGCTTCTTTACCGTGGGCTACAGTGATGGGTCCTACAAACAGTGCTAATGTATCTGGTATAGGTACAACAACTCATGGCTTAGTGAATGGTACATGGGTAGTAGGATTCTTTCGTGATGGCCCTAGCGCACAAGATCCTATCATTATGGGAACAGTTGGATCTACATACGAAGAAAAACCAATTACGACTATAGGATTTTCAGATCCATCTGGCACATATCCAAAATTACAAGGTTCAGAAGAGACTTACGTAGACACAAACTTGTTGGCACGTGGTACGAACACCATCGTACGAGAACTTGATACTGTAACATCTGAACCTGCTACAAAGTATGCTGCAGTCTATCCGAATAATAAAGTAACACAAACAACATCAGGTCATATCATTGAGATAGATGATACACCTGGAGCAGAAAGAATTAATGTTCGTCATATGTCTGGTACATTTATTGAGCTTCATCCGAATGGTGATATAGTACAAAGTAATGGCAACAAATATCAAATAACAACTGGCAATGATAATGTTCATATAACTGGTACTTGTAATATTACAGTTGATAGCGATGTTAATCTTACTGCAAATGCAAACGTAACAGCTTTAGTTACTGGCAATATTGATCTTACGGCAAATTCAAACGTAACAGCTAGTGTAAGTGGAACAACAAGTATCACGTGTCCTACGACGAATATAACTGGTAATGTTAATATAACTGGTGACTTAGGAATAACTGGTACGTCAACTGCAAGTGGTGATCATGTATCTGCAGGTATATCTGGTAAAGGACATAAACATACTGATACACCAGGCCTAGCAGCTGGTATAACGAGTACACCAATATCATAGAGGAATAAAAGAATGTCACACGAGTTTAAAATTTTTAAAAGGTTGCCGAAAATATCTTTCGAGAAATGTTTTAATGAATGTTCAAAACAATTACTAGGTGGTGCTGCAACAGTCTCTGGGGAAGGCAGCACAGAGTTTGATAAGTTACTAACACTTAGAGATGCTATGGATAAAAACTTACAGTATAGTGATTCATTTGGTTTTGCATCAGTAGAAAATAACACAGTTCGTTATATGGTTATTGGTAAAGTTGAAACATGGAAAAATAAAGATGATATGTTCCATTGTGAATTCATTCTTTTAGGTAACGATAGTAATAATTCACGTTCGTATATTTATGACATTAAAACCGAATATAAACTTTTAGGAGACTTCTTAAAACAACAAGGATTTAAGTGGCATAGATCGACTCCAATCATAGATAGCACTATTGATCATCTTATGATGAGTGACTTATATAGAAATAATATAGGTCCTTATATGCAAAGAGAGAATATAAGTGACAAAGAATATCTACATCTATTATAAATAACTATTATGGCTACATATAAATCAGACAAAAGTGGACAAGTTTCTATTACTTCAGTAAAGAGTCGTTATAGTGATTTGAATTTACAAATGATACCGCATCCTTTAAAGAAAGATATTATTCCTCTTAAAGATGATGCTGCGGTCAAGAACGCTGTTCGTAATTTATTACTTACTAACTTTTTTGAAAGACCGTTTAATCCTACAATGGGTGCAAACCTAAGAGGTTTATTATTTGAACCTAATGATGCAATTACTCGTTTAGCTATTGAAGATGGCATACGTAATGTATTAGAGCAGTATGAACCTCGAATCGAAAATATTAATATAATAGTAAAAACCACACCAAATGAAAACGAATACAGGATTGTTTTAGTTTTTAGTATTAAAGAAAACGATTCAGTGCAAGATCTCGAAATCAATTTAAGAAGACTAAGGTAAAAAACAATGGCCTCTAATTTAAATGTTACTGAACTAGATTTTGACCAGATAAAACAAAATCTTAAAAACTTTATGAAATCACAATCACAGTTTGCTGATTATGATTTTGATGGATCTGGTTTAAGTGTATTAATGGATATACTTGCCTATAATACTCACTACAATGCTATGTTAGCTCATTTTGCATTAAATGAATCATTTTTAGATTCTGCTCAAATACGAGGTAATGTTGTATCAAGAGCTGGATTACTAGGTTATGTTCCTCGATCAATATTAGCACCACAAGCAACAATTACTGTTACGATCGATGTATCGAATGCTACAAATACCAATTTACCAACATCATTAGTATTAGAACGTGGTACTCGATTTAAAACAATCGTGGATGGTGTTACGTATACATATTCTACATTGAATTCGAATACAGCAATACTCACAACTGTTGGTACAGTAAAGACATTTGTTTTTTCTAATATAGGAATTGCTCAAGGTATTATTCGCTCGTTGTCATATCGTGTTGATAATGATATTGAGAACCAAAAATTCCAAGTATCAGATAAAGATGCAGACAGTTCTTCATTACGAGTAAGAGTACAAGAGAACCAAGGGTCAACATCATTCGATAGTTATCAACAGTTTACTACACTTCAAGAAGTTGGTTCAACAAGTCAGGTATATCACTTACAAGAAAATTCAAGTGGATTTTATCAGATATTCTTTGGTGATGGTATCATCGGTAAAAAACCAGTAAATGATAATATTGTTACTCTTGATTATCTTACGACTGAAGGTACTGCTTCTAATGGTGCAACCTCATTTGATTTAATAACTGGCTTTTCTACATTAACAAATTATCAAACAACCATCACAACAATTAATAATGCTTCTGGTGGTACTGATGCAGAAACAACAGAATCGATTCGTTATAATGCACCTATTACTTTCCAAGCTCAGGACAGGGCTGTTACTTCTCAAGACTATGGTGCTATTATACAAAGAAACTTTGCTAACATTGAATCGATTTCTACATGGGGCGGAGAAGATCAAATCATACCAGATTATGGTAAAGCTTACATAAGCATTAAACCATTGATTGGTACTGCACTGACTGTAGATGAAAAAATTAGTGTAAAGGATATTCTTACAAGTAAAAATATTGTATCGATTACTCCAGAGATCGTAGATCCTGAATTTACAGAAGTTGAAGTTGATGTACTTTTCAAATATAATCCTGCTCTTACAAGTAGATCAAGTTCTGCTGTAGAATCACTCGTAAAAGATACTGTATTAGATTATAACTTCAACCAATTAAACAAGTTTGATGGCGTATTCAGACATTCTGAACTATTAGGTCTTATCGATAATTCAGATCCTGCAATTACAAGTACAACAGTAAGACCATATATGTTTAAAAGTGTATCAGCATCTAATGTGAAAGCTAATAATAATTTTACTCTTACATTCGTTGGAACTTTCTTCTTACAAGAAGGTACTAATTTTAACATCGCGAGTAGTGCATTCCAGGTCGGAGGAGTCGAACACTTCTTTGGTGATATTGCTGTATTAGACTCAAAAGATACTCGACGAATTGTTGTGTATAAGGTTGTTGATTCTAAAAATATTATTACAGTTCCTGATGCAGGACTTATCGATGCGTCAACTGGTATAATTACTTTAAACAACTTTAATCCAGATGAAGCGACTAATATTCGACTTACGATTGCACCTAAGTCCTTAGACCTTGCACCAAAACGAAATCAAATTATCAATATAGAAGCATCACGTATATTTGTTACTGGTTCTATCGATAACATTGCATACTCTGGACCATCAGGCGCAATTGAATATTCTACTAACTCACGATTGAGATAATATATGGCAACTCAAAGCTTAAAAAACCTAGACTCTTTTTCACGAGGGTATATTGAAAAGGTAACAAGTAAAGTCGACTTTGGTAGTACTCAACGTGCTACTATGACTAGTGCCATTAGTGGTGCTACTGATATTGTACTTGTAGCACCAGCAGAGAATATAGCATTAGAACGAGGCGGCGTAGAAGAAGTATATAGCTTTCAAGATGCATCTCAAGTAAATGGTGTTGCTTTAGGTCAAATTGTTTCAGGTATTGGTGTAGTAGGTATACCAAAAGTTACAGCAATAAGTGCTGATCGATTAACAATTACTGTTGATTTACCGCAAACTCTTGCTGCAAATACTGTACTTACTTTTAGTGATACCAATGCTGGTTTAGAACAATATAGTCTAACTGGTTCTTCTAGAAAAAGATCTAAAGAAGACATTCGAATAGAAGATTTAGTCCCATCAGAACTTTTAGAGTACTCTACCAATTCTGCATATGGTGATAATACAACTGGCGGTATACGTACATTCTTAGAATCATATTATAATTTTATGAACCTTGAAGAATTCCTTTATAAAGATGAAGAAACTCTTGAAGATATTGTAATCAATGGTGTGGCCACTTTTAGAATATTAGATCCTGATTTAAAAAATAATAAATTCTTCGTAAAAGATCTTGTAGCAAGTGCTAAGTTTTTTGATGATACTGATAAACCACTAGTTGTAGGTGTAGGTTCGGGTAACGAACGTAGATCAGGTGTCAATATTACTTTAAATGATACTGCAGTATTGTCTGTAGGTACTTCTTATGTTATAACAAGCTTAGGTAGTGAATCGGCTTCAAATATAAAAACTGATTTAGATTTATTAATTGATCCGGATCTAGTAAAAGATTCATATGCAATTAATGATGTATTCATTGCAGCAAATGATGGTACTGCTCTAGGTAATGCGAATGATATTATCGTACAAGAACTAATTATTTCATCGGTGGAAATCGATATTAATACAAATAATATTCGAATTACTAATGGTAATAATCTACCAGGGCAATTATCAAATCAGGCTGATGTAGGTAAGACTGTTATTATTAGTGATCTTCCTGCCGGATTAAATAATAAAAAAATAAAAATGATAACGTTTTTACAACATTATGTAAATTCGAATCCGTCATATCGTCTAAATACAATGGAAGACTCATTAAACATTAATGAGAATGATGAAGAATTCCTTGACATGATGCAAAAAGAAATTGCTCCTGCGATTTCAAAATCATTAAATGTTAATAGAAGAGCGTTATATCAAAGACTTATAGATTTTTATAAAGTAAGAGGATCACAAGATTCTGTTAATACTTTCTTTAAATTATTCTTTGGTGATGAAGAAATAGAAGTTAACTATCCATGGGATAAGACATTAAAACCTTCTGATGGTAATTTTGATTCAGCATCAGTACAAGCTGCAAATTATGGTATATCAGCAACTGTAACAGGATCTGGACTTGATACTACCGGTGATGCGTATGGTAGATCTGTTGCTGTTGATGGTAATACGTTTATAACTGCAGCGGCAAATGACGATACTGGTGGCAGTGATAGAGGTAAGGCTTTCATATATACGACTGCAGATAATGGTACTACGTGGACACAACAAAAAGCATTCCAAGCTGGTGGTACTCAAACAAATTCAGATAAATTTGGTAGACTAGTAGATATTGAAGGTGATACTGCAGTAGTTGCTGCACCAGGTGGAAGTTACGTAGAAGTATGGGAAAGATTCGTTAATAACTCTGGTGATTTCGATTGGGTATTTAATACGCGTTTAGATGATACCGAATCGGATATTGGTTATGCACGACAATTAAAATTACATAAAGGTTATCTTGCTGTTGGAGCAAGTGCAACACCAAATGCATCTACTGTTAACGGCGCACTATATATCTATAAGCAGCTTGGATCTACATGGAGTCTTAATCAAACTATACAGGCTGATATAGGTTTATTTGCGGCAAAACCTGATGGATCAAATTGTGTAGACGGTAAAGGTTTTGGTGCAGCTTATGATGGCCCTAGTCACGTCGCGATGCTGGATGAATACTTAATATTAGGATTCCCTTATTATGGTGATTCTGCAGTAGGAAGTGGTATAGTTATTGTTTATAAGAGAGATGCTGCTGGACAATACCAACAAGAAACTGTCATAAGACCTCCATTAGGCGAACAAGCAGGAATTAGTTTTGGTATCGGTGTCGATATATCAATTGATTCTGATAATCAATTAATTGTTGCAATAGGTCAGGTCAGAAGTGTATCAGCTCATGTGCATATATATGGAAGATCAGTAGAAAATAATATAGCAAAGTGGGATATTATAACAACAATCAATGAGCCTTCAAATCTTCCAACACGAAAACAAGATCTATTTGGTTTCTCTCTTGCGCTAAAAGGCGATAACTTAATTGTTTCAGATCATGGTCTTGTTACAACAACAAACAAACAAGGCGCTGCGATTGCCGGCCAAGGTGGTTTAATACATCAATATGAAAGAACTGCTGGTGTCTGGGGTAGAGAACCAGACGTGACAAATGAATCTCCTAATAATGTAATAAAAGATTATTTTGGTTTTGGTTTAGCCATATCAAAAGACGCAAATAATTACCTTATAGTTGGTCGTTCATCACCATATGCATCTGCGCCTGATACCGGAAAAGTTCATGTATTTAACCGTCCTGTTTCTGCTGGTAAATACTTAGATAGTAAAGGTCATCTATCGGATGATCAAAAACTTCATGATTCAGATCGATATCAAAAGTTCTCATACGTCATAAAAGCTCCAAGAAATGTATCTCAATGGAAAGATGTTTATCGCAAATTAGTACATCCAGCCGGCTTTAAATTCTTTGGTGAAATTTTAATTATCACTAAAATGGTACGTGACATATTAGGTGACAATGCTAGACAGATTAATATTGAAGGTTATGATAATCCTTTAATTGCTTATGCTTCTTCTCCTGCGTTTCGAAAAACACTTTCGTCAATGCCAGGAATTCAGCCAGGTTATATTGGTGTTGAAGATATAGGTTTGCTTATCGAAGCTATTGCATCTCTCTTTGGTCCAGTTGGCACAGCACAAACAAATAAAAATGCTAAACTGGATATTACTTCAGTTGATGGCAATGGAGCAATTACTGGTATATCAATTGCAGAACGTGGATCAGGATATGCTAGTGCACCAACGATTGCAATAACTGGGTCAGGTACAGCAACTTGTACAATTAATTCTAGAGGTGAAGTAAATAGTGTTACCATTACTAATGCTGCTAGTGGATATTCGATCGAATCAGCTGCAACAATTCAAACATTAGCTCAAGTTTCAAGTTCAGGTGTTGTATCACAAATTGGTAAAGATAGTTCTACTACATTAGGGTTATTCTTTACAACATTCGCAAATAGAAAGTATACTACATTACCAACAATTGCAATTGATGCGCCTAATGCTAGGGATGCAACAAACACTGCTCTAGCTTCAAATGTTCAAGCTACTGCTGTATTTAATTATACAAGCGTTACTGCAGGATCATTTGTTAAAGGTGTCGAGTATAGAATTACAGCAGCTGGAACAAATACTGATTGGTTTACAATAGGTGCACCAAATTCTACTGTTGGCACAATCTTTAGAGCAACAGGAGCTGGATCTGGTAATGGTACAGCGACTGATATGACAATCGCAGGATTTACTGTAACTGAAGCTGGTAACGGATATGTTAATGATCCTAAAGTTACAATTAATAGTAACACCACTAAAGAAAATCGTGTTCCTCAATATGAACACAAGAAAATCGTTCCAGCAAACGTTATAGATAATACTATAACAGCTGTTGAATCTACTCATGGTTCAAGAGTTCAAGTTGCAAATAATTATTATAATCGAAAAGATTATGGTAATAAAGTATTCATGAATGGAAGCAAGAAATTCGATGGCAATTTTAATCTTATTGATTTTAGTAATATTGCAATAGAAGACATTAATGGAACAACTAATATTGGAACCAATATAAATAAACATAACATTCAAACAACTATCTTTACAGATTAGTATGTGGGTTAAAACATAGGATAAAATCATGGCCGCAATCGTCTCATCAAATTTTCGTTCACTGAATGCACAAAATTTTAAGGAAGATGTAACAGCAACGGGAAGTAATGTATACATCGGACTTGGAAAACCTAGTGCATGGACAACATCAACAGGTACAGTTACTGATAGCACACCAGCCTTACCGGTTGATGCAATCGATAATATAAACCTTGCACGTAAACAACTCTTAGGTATAAAGAAAATCTCAGATACAGACGTATCTCATGTTTGCCCACGACATAACTGGTCGAATAATGAGATCTATGTAGCTTGGGACTCAAACGATGCTGATATTTTTGAAAAAGCATTCTATGTTTTAACTGCTGATTTTAAAGTATATAAGTGCTTATATTCTACAGGTACTGGCGTTTCTGATGTTCCAACAAGTACATCTGCAGCACCTTTTGCTACAGCTGATAACTATGTTTGGAAGTACATGTATACGATTTTAGCTGCAGACGCTGAGAAGTTTCTAACGACTTCTTATATGCCAGTTAAAACTTTGACTGTTTCAACAACTGGACTTACTAGCGGTGCAGTAAATAGTGGTACAGTCTTTACGCTTACTGCTGAAAATCCAGATATACAAATCGGTCAGCTT